TGGCTGGGGCTTACATTGTACGACTGGCTCGGGTTCCACAACTACGTCGCCAAGAACAGCTGGAATCTTAACCTCAATAGTAGTGTTGATGATGGGTGGTATCTCAAATAAATTTTCAGCCAACTCAATGCGACGCACCATATCAGCCAACTCGATAGCACTAACATTTAAGTCAGCCGCAGCCGAATCAGACACAATATGGCGGTCACGTTGGGGCCAAGCACCATTTTCCAACTTCCAGCGTTCCTCACTAAGTAGACTTTTTGGTGTTAAATGCGGAAAACTGTTAATGACCTTCCAAGCCCACGTACCGATGATTGGAGTCATCGCATCCGTTGACAAATAACCGTGAGCCTTATTAACAGCGGCCTGCTCAGGGGTGACGGTTTTGTTCGCACTCAAGTGGAGTTTCGTTATCGTACGAAGCATCTCTTGGTGACTATCGTCATGAGTCAGAGGATGAGGGAAAACGCGGCCCAAATAAGTTATACGCTCATTCGGACCAGTCGTCTCCATCTTGACCTTAAGACCCAAATCATTAACCACCAAGGGCAACGATCTTGAATACAAGACCTCCATAGGCGCGAGACCATCGTCTCCCGCAAACAAGCCCAATTCGTCCCAAGCCTGTTGCACATCCCTACCAGCCTTACGCAACGCAGCGTAATGTACAAACGCGTTTATCATCGTGTTCCCGTCGGTTGTTATAGGACTACCACTGCGAGTTCCGTACCCGGGATCATATTGGAAACCTTGATCAGACCAGGCGTGAGGCAGAAAGACCTTTTGGAAATAATCCACAAAGTTGTCACGTTCATCAGGCGTTACCCATCGCGAGTATGCCGCACGAACAATGTGTTCTTGCAACCAACGCGAGACGGTACCATCAAAGCGAGAATAGTCAGTTATTATGTAACCATTCTCACCAAACTAACGGAATCTATGGATGGATTCGAGTGGATTCTTTCCAGGGCCATACCACCCCAACTTCAGGAGGATGTCATTCTTAAAGGCGTACACAAAACGAGACATTTCAACCGTGAACTCCGGGCGGCACGTTGTTATATTCCGCGGATCAGTCACAGCCATGTATGCCTCGGCCTTTACGAAGGTCTCTAAACGGTTGGCAGCACCTATTCCAAAGTTATGTTGTGTCCTTTTGATTCGTCCACGCTGCAATGGACCATTCTGTTTAGCTATAACGTCATCCAGATCTAATGGCATTCCCGTACCAACAGTTTCCTCTGGCACGAGCTGACGTATAAACTCTTCGGCCAATCGATGGTAATCTTTCGATGGCTCTTTATCGTTCCTAACGGCAAGGACACGCCCTTTCACTGATGCTTCTGCTGAATCATGACACCTCTCAGGAAACACCGCGGGTTCAGTCACCAGT